GTCTTGTTAAGTCTTGGGATAAGTATTGTAAAATAAAAAAGGCGCTCTTACAAGCGCCTTCTTCACCTAAGAAAGATTTAGTTAATTCTTATGAACCTTGAGATCCGTATACACATCTAGGATCTGAAAATCCAAAGCTGTATCTCTCTCTTGCTTTGTATCTCATGTTTCCTGTGTCGAAATCACCTTCCATGCCTGTAGCAAGGGCAGCTCTTACGAAGTGTTTAAATCCATTAGGAGCATCAGTTTTAATGAAGTATGCATCTGTATCAGATAAGTAATGGTTAATTGTATAACCATCAGGCAACATACCCATGTTTCTCATTGCATTAATGTCATTGTCAGCAGTACCAACTCTTAGAGTAGAATTTAAAATTCTATCAGCTACAAATTGAATGTTTACTGGGATGATTAGTTTTCTTCCCTGCATTGCAACTTTTAGCCCTCTTTCATCGATAAAGCCTGCAATATCAATCATTGCTTGCTCTAATGAGGTTTCATTCAAGTCAGCATCAGTAGCATTTCTGTTTGAGAATGTGCCACCTAAAGCAGTTGGGTGAGCAGTGTTTACTAATGAAACACCATCGCCACCAGCAGTTGCGAATGCATTATTTAAAATGTTCGCTGCTTTTACTTGCTTTGTATACGCCATTGAACGTGCCAAAGATTTTGTGTAACGAGCCGATAAAGTATCGTACAAGTTGTCTTCGACTGCTTCCTCAGTCAAACTGAATGCTAATGCAACAGTTTCATGAGAATATCTAGCAGTGAAAGATTCTTGAGCTGTATCAAATTGTACAGCAGAACCTTCCTGCTTGACCGCAGCTTCACCGAAGCCAACTAACATTACTTCTTCTTCAAAAGCTCTGTCACTTGTTTCTTGGTCAAAAATTTCAGCATGCTCGTTTTCATAACGAGAATACTCCATACCGAACAAGGCGTTTAGACCAGGTTCTAGCTCTTTCGCGAGTTGCGCTCTATTAATCGCCATAATCTACTCCTATACGCCTGCAGTTCCAGTACCACCGTTCATATCAGAATTGTTAAGTTTTATAACAAGAACAGAGTTATTAGCCGTAGCGTCATTACTCGGTGTGTCATAAAAATCAATCAACTTCACCTGAAGTGCTGCAGTAGTATTTTTAGAACTTGAATCAATTTCTACACCAGAAATACCCGAAGTGGTAGAACCAGCACCAAAAACTAGATCACAGTTTTGGTTTAAGTCAGCTGCTACTAGATTGCTTGCAACTGAATCTTGCTGAGCAATATATAATTGGTCAGGATCATCAGCAACAAAAGCTATAGCATCACTTGCCACCGTACCGTTGGGGAAAGTGTTGTTATATCTAGGTTTGCCTGTGGATGGATCTGTGTAGAAACATCCTAAAAAAATACCTCTAATAGGGTCGCCAGCAGTTGCTACCTCAATTGATCCGTCAGCCTTTGGCTTAACGGGGTCTCCTGTAAATAATGCGCTTGCGCCACTTGTAATAGAGTATTTAGTCGTACCAGTTGTTCCACCAGGGGCAGAACCAACTTTAGCTATTGGTCTAAGACCGAAAGCTTGATCTATGTTAGCCATAGTAGTCTCCTAAATTTTTCAGAGACATAAATGATCTTACTCATTAAGATTTCTTATTGCCTCCAAATGTTACTCTGCTTTGCCTTTCCTGATGGATTGGCATAGCTGGATGCTCCTGTTTATGTAGATCATTTTCAATGGCATCTGTCTTTTGATTTGTAAGATTACGGAAATAATCATCCCGATCTTCTTTCACCTCAATTGGACAGCGCATTAATAATAATCCGCCTATACCTATGACACCTTTGTATTTGCCGTCAGCGATAGAAGGTAAATCCAATCTATCGGGATACTCATCGTGTTTTACAAATTCATATCCGCTTCGTAGTCTGCCAATGATATTTTTTTCATCAGACATACCACGATATTCCGACCTCACCCACCTGTGGTGAAAACCCTCTGGTGGTTCTGGTGCTTCTAGGTTGCTTGGAGGAACCCATCCCCTCTTTCGTGCATCCTTTTCACGGGTTTCAATATTGCGCGAGGTTTTGTTTATCTTTGTATCAGTCATTTACGCCTCCTTCACGTGTTTTGCGTACTCTTCAAGTGGCACACCAAGTTTTTTTGCAATAGCTACCTGTGAGGGTGTGAGTTTCACAGTGCGGCGGCCTGTGGCCGATGTTCGTACAGCCGAAGCAACTTTTTGAGCTGGTCTCGGTTGATTTCCTTGTTGAGGAAAACTTTTTGCGATACGTTTGTCTATCTCAGTATAGTATTCATCTGTTGTCGCGTCAAATCCTTCTTCTACTAATTCTTCATGTAAACCCATTGCAGCATAGGTCATGACTTTATTTTTACCAAACCAAACGTTTCTACCTGCCCATTCTTCCGCTTTTGGATCTGGTTTTGCTACAGCTTGTGCTTGTGCTTGATCTGATGTTTGAGGAGCAGGTTGTTGTAGTATTTCAGGCATTGGTTCACCTTGAAATTCCTGTCCTTTTGTTCGTTCTCTTTTTGCTTTAGTTACACTTACACGTTCTTTTTCAATTGCTAACCTAGCTATCTCTTGTTGAGCTTCTACTTGTTTATTAATATCACCTGCTTGCACAGCAGCTTCCATTGCTCTTTTAGCAAAAGCTTCTTGTGTTACTAATTTATCTTCTATTTGTTTTATACTGTAATCATCTTTTTGAGCTCCTGTATTAACAGCATTCTTATACTTATTATTTACGTTTTTAGCATACTCTATTGCTGCTTGCTCTCTTCTTTCAGCCTCTCTCATTTTACGAGTTAGTTTATCAATACGTCTTTTTACAGATTGAGAATAGTCTTCAAGCTCTTCTTTTTTTTCGTCGGTTTGAACAGAAATGTCTTGATCTACTTGTTCAACATTTACTTCCGACTCTGTATTATTTAATTTATCTTCTTCTTTTACTTCCACTTCGACGGGGTCACCAGAAGTGTCTATCGGGACCATTTTGTCATTTTGTGATTGTACTTGCATAGAGTTCTCCATGTTACATTATGTTAGCTGGCAATATATCTCTCGGATCATCAACGACTGCCAGAATCTCATCTTCGTTAATAATACGTAACTCACCACCATCAATCTTTACTCTTGATCCTGCATAGCGAGTTATTATAACCCAATCGCCCTCTTTACACCAAGGACCATCAGGATATCTCTCTTTATCTTTGTAACACAAAGATCCAGTCTTTAAGACTTTACAAATATTTGTTGTTATTTGTGATTCTTCTACTGTTTCATCAGTAAGAATAACACCGCCTTTTGTCTTACCTTTTAATTTCAAAGGAAATAAAACTATTCTCCAACCAACAGGTTGTGGTATTTTTTCTAATTCTTTTTTTTCTTTTTGTTTTTTTGCACCATCCCAAACATGTTTTGGTACAATTAATTTAGGTTTAGTCGTCATCTTCTAGCTCCGTTTTTCTTAGCAGGTCCGTGAGTTCCTGTTCAGTTTCTTCAAGACCGCGAAGTTTACCAGTCAAATACCGATATTCGTCCCAATCTTTTACACCACTACATATAGCTTGTCTTATAGTGTCTTGTCTATCTTTTAGTTGATTTTTAAAATAAGTAAAAAAGTTTTCTATTCGCATGATTTCATTTGGTCAGCTAATTTTTTGCAGCGATTTGGAGTTTGTTTATTCCATTTCGAGTCGAGCATCTCGTAACTCGCACCAATAAAATTGCTTTCCTGCAGGCATTTCCACATGTTACGGAACTTGGACACGCCTGTAGGGCCAAGCTGAAATACCATTTCGGTAATGGTATGTTGCGCGGTTGTAGGCAAATCAGTCACACCGTGGTTTTCCATAAGTGTTCTAGCTTTACCAATCGCATTGTTTAAATCTTTATCAAATACTTCTTGTAGTTCTTCTTTGGTATATGTTTTACCATCTTCAAATTTATCTTCATGTACTACTTTATGACCCCAGCCAATTGTGCGAAATCCTTCCGTGTCTATGTAAACGTGATCTCTAAAGCCTTCTGATAATTTTACGGAACCTGCTAATTCGTCGTATGTCACTTAGTAAGACCTTTTGCCTTTTCGAAGGTGCGAAGGCCCGATACGCCGAGCATTGAAGTGACAATTGCTAGAAGGGGCCCAGTTTCTATAGCAGGTGGTACAATATCTATACCTGAGAATTTTGCATACCATTCAATACAGGGAGATAGGATAAAAGCGAAGAACAGAGCCAGGGCTCCGCACCAGCCAATCGCTGGTCGCCACCCAGCAACGAATACGCTGCGATGGGTGGCTTCCTTTGCATTAACATCTAATTGCTTTTCTGCAAGCTTTTGTTGAATGCGTTGCATCAATATTTTTTTATCTAATTTTTCTTCCTCTGATGTATGAATCTCATCGACAACTTTTGCGATAGTTTTTAAGGCTCCGCCTTTACCGCCTAATAGTCCTCCGAGAGCTTGTAGCACTATGCTGCTCCGCCTGTCATCCAGCTAATTACCCAGATAACTATAATAGCTACGATAGCCGCCTTAATCCAGTCCTTCATTTTCCACTCTGACCACTCTTTAACGTGTGACCATAGATCTTTTAGTAAGTTCATAGAACCTCCTTTGTTAAAGTGCGAATTATACTATTTTACGCCTTTAAAAGCTACTTTTTTAATTTGTGCATTGCTTGTCTGACCTTTTGGACCCACACCTTTGTTGTCTTTTACAACAAAAGCAGGAAAAGTCATTGCAGCATCAGAACCCACTTTCATGCTAGGAAAAGGGTTTTTTTGCGATATAGTAGTCATTTTTGTACTTTTATTTTTCATTTTTTTGCCTTTCCGTAACCACGTTGAGCTAGTCTACCTGCTAGACCACCTTTTTTAAATTTTTTTGTAGCTCCTGCTATTCTATCAGCTTGTGTGGGATTAGGATTATTATCTATTCCAGCATTTACAGACAGCATACCAAATTTTGTTTTAGATTTTTTTGACATTTATTAATGTATAGTTGGTTTTAATAGGTTTAGCAAGTCTCTTCCATTATGATTCATAATTTTGTCATATTCTTGTTCAGTAAGGTTGTTATGGTACAGCATTTTAGCTACACCCATCATTGCACCCGCTAAAAGTATTTGTTCTTCTTGACTTGTTACTGCTGTGTCGGAAAAATTCATTAATTCGTTAAAATATTCCTGTAATTTATCTGTTGCGCTTAACATTATTATCATTTTGCTTATTTAGATTAACATTTGCACGTAATTGCGCAATATCTTCTTGTGAATCTATTTTAGCTTCTGCTAATGCTTCATTTTGAGCTAATTTTGCTTGATCTAGCATCATTTTACCTTCATCAGCTATGCTTTTTCTTTGTAAATCTTGCGCTTTTAAGTTAATTTCTTGTTGTTTTAGTTGAACTAATGGGTCTTCGCCTTGTTCTGACATCATTTGTTGTTCTTCAGTGACCATTTTTTCAGTCATTTCAACAATTCTTTCAGAAATTTTGGATTCTAACATTTCTTGCATTTCATTTTGTTGTTCTGGTGGTAATTGACCACCTGCTTGTGCTTCTATTGCTTCAAATTCTTTTGCCATTTCTTGTTCTACTTCTTCTCTTGCTTGTAATGCCACATGTTCCATAATATGAGACTGTAAAATCATCATTGCTTGAGGATTAGTTTTTACTAAAGCACTGGAAAAGAAAGCTCGGTGTGCATCTATGTGAGCTAATTGATTTTGTTTTCTAAAAGCTGTTAGTGAACCTCCTGAAAGAGCAGTAGCATTTTCCATTCCTGGATCTAAAGGCTCAGGTCCTGTAGGAACGGGAAGTATTGCATCAATATTTTGAACTCCCATGGCTGAATACATTCTTCTATAAGCTTCATACATGTTATGCATTTGAGGTGCTGCTTCAGCCAACTGTAATTGTGTTTGTGCTAAAGTAACACGTTGAGACATGGAGAAAATAGTCGGATCAGAAACAGGAATAATATCTATTCTTTCATCAAAATCACTAGCCTTTAATGATTGTAAATCACCTTGAACCTCATAAGGATAAATTGGAGGTAAAGAATCAGCAAATATTTTAGCTAATAATTTAAATTCTATTCTTTGAGCATAATGAATTCTTTTATGAATAGCAGACATTACACGCATGCCTCTTTCCATAAGAGCCATTGTAGTTCCAACAGGTGCCCCCGCGTTTGCAGCGTCTCCTATTTTTTGATCAGCTACGGTAGCAAATTCTTTTCCTGCTTGAACACAAAAACCTAAAAGCTGAAATAAAGTTGGATCAGCACCCTTGTAAGGTAATGGTAGAAGACCTGCACGTAAATCACCACTCGGAGCGTCTACATCTCTAAACTCACCAGGCTGTATAGGGCTATCATCATCACTTATTCTAAGACCTCTAGCTTTAAAACCTGCAGGTAAATTTGCTAATGTTCCAGCGTCAATTAATTGACGTAAAGCTGCTGTAGCAGTTCTAGATAAACCACCAATCATATGAATTAAACCAAGACCATAAAAACCAAGACCTGGCATAAATTTGTAATGAACAAAATATTGTTGTTTTTTATATAAAGTGTCTCCGTCCTTATAGTTTCTATAAATAGAAAGAACGTTTCCTGATCCTTCATCTATAGTAATTATATATGGAAGTTTAATACCATCGGGATCTTCAAATCCTGGTACATCTAAATCAACATGCATTTCTAGTAAAGTATACTGATCATCTCTGTAACCAGTTTTTTCTATACCAGATAATTTTCTTTCTTTTTCTTCAACTTTGTTTTCTTCTTGTACTACCTGTAAATCAACGTCACGATAAAAACCTGTGACTTGCATTTTTTTAATATCGTTGTCTGTTCTTTTTAAAATATGAGTTACTCTTTCACACTCTTCTAAATTTGTAGCTGTGTAAGGCACGACTAAATCTTCTGCTGGTATAAATTTAGATACAGCTCTTCCAAGAGCCGCATCATAATATATTTTTTTAAATGTAGAACCTGCAAGAGGTAAATAAAAAAGCATTTGATCTAATTCTGGATCATACTCTTCCATAACGTGCATAATTTGATAATTCATAAAATCACTTACACGCTGTGCTTGATCTTCTTTATCTTTTGTAGCCTGTCCAATAATTTGAGTTCTTACAGGGCCACTTGCTGGTAGTAATTCTTTATAGGCTTGTGCTTGAAACTGTGTAACCGATTCAGCTAACAAAGGATGTGTTACACCACTTGCACCTTGAAAAGGTTGAGATCTTTCAGTGTAGTTTAATCCAAGTAAATCTAAACCTTTTGTGTACGTTTCTTCCCATTGCTGTCTTGATGATTTATCATCTTCAAAAGATTGTCTAAGCTCACTAGCTATTACTTGTAAATCATTCTCATCAATAAACTCTGCTAAATTACCATCAAATCCAGTATCAGGTGGCATTATTTCAGGATTAACAATAGCTCCGCCGTCTTCTGTCATTTCAATATCAATAGGTTGATCAGTTCCTGGTTCTAATTCCACTTCTTGTCCCACCAATGGTGGTATCATTAATTGATCATTAACCGTTTGTGGTTCGTCGTAATTTGCTGGTCTTTCTACAACCATTATGCAGCTCCTATCATTTCATCTATTGATACAAGAGGATCATATCGTACATATCCTCCAGATGCTAGATGTGTTTTTGTTGGTAATACCATCTCAGGGGTTAACTTTATAGCATAAGCATCTATAGTTTTAAAGCCTGAAGGTGTCTCTACTGGTCTAGCCATTAAACCTTCTGCACCAGATTCGTTGATATAATCTTCTGCTTTATTCATAACATCACCAAAATCTTCTGCTTTACTGCTTTTTGCCATTTTAAATTCTTTTACGATATCGCCTTGTGCATTAATTATTTGCACAGATCTACTTACAGATTTAGCTTCTCCTATTTGCACCTTAACAATTTTAAATTCAGCATTGTTTACTTTAGCTGCTCTACGCAGTGATTGTTCCAATATACTTGTATAGTGTTTTCCATTAGGATCTGTAACATTGGGACCACCATAAAACTCATATTGACCAATACCTTTCATGTTTTTTGTTCTCTCTGCAAATGGTGTAGCGGTCGTTCCTGCTTGACTATATCTACTTGTTATTAGTTCCGCTGGAGATACAACATACCAATCAGAAGCGTTTGCATCTTTATCAACAAATTTTCTTTTTGCTGCCATTGCTAAATCATTCTTGACTAACGCATCACCCCACACTTTTCTGTCCTTAAATGGTATATTAGGAAATAGTTTTTTCATTGTCTCAGGATTTGTAAATGCTTCTTCAAAAATAGCTAATACTTTATCTCTGTCTTTGCCTGCTTGTCTAGCTGCCGCTAGAGCTGCTGGAGACAGACTACCTGGTCTTATTTTTGCAAAGTCTTTAAATACTGCTTGTGATTTTCTAATGTCGTCTATGTAAGCAGCAAAGTCTTCTTCTGTTTTAAACACAGGTCTAAATAAACTTTTATGTTTTGCGTAAAATTCTAATACGTCCTGATCTGTTTTTAAATCTAAAGAATAGCTTTGTTGTCTTATCTTTGTCGTATCTTTAACATCGATACCTTTATCAACTAATGTTTTATAATCAGACATAACATTTTCTAAATGTTTTCTGTATGTCTGCATGATGTCAGATTGTATTTCATCAGCGAACGTTACACGCACTGTTTGATCTCCTGTAACGATAGCGTCATCTGTTTTACCAACGTTCGCCAAATCTTCTTGTGCTTGTGCTAATTGTTTTTTTGCTTTGTTTATATTTGTTGTTGCCTGTTCTAATGATACACGGCCACCTGACTGATTGACAATATCCTCTGCTGATCTGTTTGCTATCTTTGTTAGACGTTCTATTTTATTATTAAGTTCATCTGCCTTTGGTCCGATGTTCGTGACCTGTCCTTTAGTGCCAGGTATTATCGCATAACGGTCCGTGCCCCGCGTCCACCCGATCACGTAGTTTGTTGAGTCATCAGGAAAGAACCCGTGCGTGCTATGTCTATACAGAGCAACGTCACCAGGAATATCTCCTGCTTCAAGATACAAAATGTTTTCTCTATACGATTCAGGTATAGAACCTTTTTCATAATACGAGTCGCCGTACTTAGCTCTATCAAAAGTACCATCTATGTTTTCTGTTTCCGATCTAAAACCTCTAACCGTAGATTTTAATTTACGAATAGGTGCGTTTTTAATTCTCTCTAACAAGTTAGCTTTTGTAATAGGCTGCCCTGTTTTTGTCATTGTTTCTATAAGCTGTGGTATTTGATAATCTTCTACCTCAAACTTCGAAATACCTTTTGACTGTAAAAAATTATACAAATCTTCTGGTCCGTTAAATACTTCTGGTGAGTTAGGGTCAATGAGCCGTGCTTCGATGCCTGAGAAAAAACGATTAGCTTTCTCTCCAACGGTGGTCGCTTGATCTGCTAAAACATCCGCTTGTGCTATACGTTGTCCTGTGCCGCCTGGACGTAATAAGTCATCAATTTTATTTACTCCTGCAATCGCCCATCCTGGTGCTTTACCAAATACAAGATTTGCCATTTCAACTTCTGCAGGAAGTTCCGTGTTCCGTGGATCTTGAAAAATGTCTAGTTGATCTACTTGTTCGTTACGTTCATCTGTACCACCTAACATAACAGATTGCATCTCTTGTAACGGATCACCGCCCACGGCTAATCTAGGTATAACATTAGGTACAACCTCTTCTTCAAAGATGTCTACTTTTGGTTCTTCTGGTTTTGGATTGCGCATATCGTAAAACAACATATCACCTAATGTACTTCTTTTTAAGTTATTTTCTTTAATAATTGCAAGTGCTTGTCTTTTCGCTAGTTCTTCCACCCAGCGGGGAACATTTTCAAAAGCGTTTTGATCTAATGTATTTGATAAGATAAGAAGTTCACTTACTTTTTGTTCGGTTCCTAAAAAATCAGAAGGATTAGCCAACATCGTTTCTAGATTATTTCTTGTAAGAATAGCCAACTCTTTTTGAAACTCAGGAGTTTCTCCTTTTCCTAAAGTCATGTAGTAATTAGATATATTGTTTTCTATTCCTACTTCTTCTTTGTTTTTTCGTTCAACTTGTTGTTCTGTTAACTCCATCCCTAATATAGAATCAATATTCTTTATTACGTTTTGTGCAGTTGGAGAATTCATAACGGCTTTATTAGTTTCAGTGTATGATTTTTTTAGTAATCTAAACATTCCAAACAAATCATCTTTTGTAGGCATTCCAAGTAATCTTGGTTGTGTGTAGATCATTTTTTTAAATACGCCTATGTCGTCTCTTTTCATAACTTCTAATATTCTTGCGGCGTAAGTAGGATTACCAACGATAGGCATAAGGGCTAAAGCGCTCATACCAGTTGTTTTTGCTAAACCTGATAATGAAAGGGGTTGTCCTGAATCACCCTCTGGAGGTGTAAATATTCTTCTATTAAATTTCTCTTCTACCTTTCCACCCATGAGAGGTAGACTAGGAGGCATATCTGTTCTTTCCAAATCATCAAATATAGATAGATAATAATCTTCCATTCCTTCAGGAAATTCTTTTCCTTGGTCCTTATAGTATTGTTCCATCATATCTATGAATTCAGATCTAACTAAAGAGTCGCCTTTCATCTCAGCGCCGCGATTTTCAATTGATGCTCCTAAATAAGAAGTTGGCGATAAAGTTTGATAAATTTCAACCAAAGCATTCGCTGTATCCAAGGGTAGTTTTTTTATTTTATTTTGTAATAGTTCATTCTTAACAGCAGTTACTTGATCTTTAAAATTACCAATATTACTAACGCCAGTATAATTTGGATATTGTTTTTTAAACTTATCAGAATTAAATTCAAATTCTTCTTGGTCTTGTACTAATGTTGCTAAGTCAGTGTAGTCAGGATAGTCTTTTCTAGGAAAATTTAATTCACACAATTCTTGATCCGCTGCTCCAAAAGAACATCTTGCAGCTAATTGTATTCTTTTTTTAGATTCTGCTTTCAATTCATCTACCCTATTTTTTGATTTTAAATATTCAATTGCTGCAGGACTTAAATTTGCAGAATTGTTTACGACATCAGCAGCATAGCTATTTCGTATCTCATCTATTTTATCATCTAAAGGCTGAAGCTGTATTAAAGCTCCTGCTCCCATAATATCCTCGGGCGTTACTTCATCTTTATCAACGAACGCAAGACTTGGAGAAACTCCCGCTGTGGTAGTAGACAAACCTTTAAATGCTGCATCTCTAAGTTTTTCAAAAAATCCTTTTTCTTCTGTTGCAGGTTCACCACCATCATTTAACCCAACAACACCACCTCTTGCACGCATAGCTGTTTCTTCAGATAGTTTTCTTATATCACCTGCTTTTAAATCTGCTCCCTCCATTATAAACGGTGCATATTTTTCATATAAAGCTTCAAAAGATTTTTCTATTGACTGACCTTGGTTTGGTCTGTTTTCTATATTAATAACAGCAGTGTCTAGTATTTTCATTTGATCTGCGTTGAGATTTTTAGTCATATAATAAGGCACATACTGTGGACCATTTTTTGTTTGCATCATAATATGTGCATGTCCTGTAGCAAAATCTACACTTGGATTTGCTTTTTTAAAATCTTGTGTAATCTCAAAAACTTCATCACTTAATTGCCCTATCATATTCATGGCATCTTTTGATGAAATTTTATTTTGTTGTAAGTAATTAGCGTCTAGTAAATCTACTATTTTTTTATTTCTATTAAAAACTAAAGTTTCCATAACTGTTTTAGACCCTACATTTTCTCTAACAATTGCTCCTTGAGGTAGATCTTCTTCAGGTATTTTTTTTAATGTACGGTGAGAAGATTCCATAATATAACGAAGATTACTTTTATCGTTTGTGCCACCAAACCTTTGTGGTCTTACATGATCTAATGCAAACAACTGTTCATCGTTAGGGGCAACTTTTTTTATTTGAGAAAGATAATTTTTAATCTTAGGATTTTTCATCGCTTCTGTTTTTATATCTGTGAAGCTCATGCCTTCCTTACCTATCATACCAACTCTTATTTGATTTATGTACGGACTCGCTACTTCTGTGCCCACAGGTAATTCAGCAAGATAATTTTTAACAGGCACTTTTGCAGGTTTACCTGCTATAGTAGCAGTTTTTGCAGCAGCGCTGTCAGACATAGGTATTACTGTTCTGCCATCATTTACAAAAATAGCACGTTCGTCGAACTTCTCTACCTTACCGACAGGTATATTATAATCTAATCCTTCTTTTTGTATTATTCTTCTAGCTAGTTCTAAATTTGATCTATAGCTATCCGACGATAAAAAATCATTTATACGTAAATCAGGATTATAAGAATCCTTCATAGCATTTATTAATTTAAACTTAGGTGTCATGTTTGGATAGTTTGCTAGATATTTAGGGTCCATCGCTAAGTTTAAAGCTCGTTGAACAAAAGCTATTTGTTTCGGATCAAAATATTTACCACCTTGTTTTGCGATATAAGCCTGTTGTATTTTTTCATTATATAAATTGGAATATGCCTTTTTAAAATCAGGATTAGATTCTAAAAATCTAGCTAGTTCTAATTTAAATTTTGGTTGTGCTGCAATTTTATCTGTCATTGCAATAGGTGCACCTACTCCTCTTATATTAAACTTATTTCGCAGTAACCCTGCGGCTTCTCCTTGTTGAAGTAAACCTGTTGAAAAAGCTTTGTACACATCCTCTGGAGTTTCATAGAAATCAGGGTTTCTAAAAGGTTTCGTTGTAAAGCCTAATGTTTCCTGAAAAGGTTTATTTTGTATATTATACGTTCTCGAAACTGAAAGAGGTCCATAATCAGGAACCTCGTCTGCGTATCTGGTAACACTTAGACTTGGCACATCTATGGCTAAATTTTTTAATTTTTGTACAAAATTATATGCTGCGGGTGCGTATTGTAACATTTAGTAATATTGCCTTGGTTCTATAAATTTTTGTTCTTCAATGTAATCTGAATCCAGTTGAATAAAATTACCCTGCCTGAATCGCAACAAAGCTTGTGTTGTTGAATCGACTAAATCGTCATGCTCACCATAAGGGAAAGCTGCACATTCTTCAATAACTTCTTCTGCCCAGCGGTCGTCGGTTGCCCATACTTGACCCGCTTCAAAAATAGGAGCCACGGAGTTTACACGTACATGCTTATCATTGCCCTTACTAGGCGTATAAGTTACTACAGGAATTCCTACTTGACGTAGCTCCTGTGTTAAGGGCATACCAGAAGCTTTCGCTTCAATCAAGATTGTTTCTGGTTCCCAGTATTTATATTCATCTAAAGCAATCTTTTTTAAGTCAGGAAAATCCCATCTGCCTTTTCTCATACCTAAAAGTATAATGTTAAATGGTCCGTGTTCCACGGGTTTAAATACACCCCACGTTGTTATTGCACTAAAGTCAGCCGTCTCTCTTTTACTAAACGCTGTATCATAACTCTGTATAACGTGTGTTAAATCAGGTATGTTTTCTTTTGGCCATATTTTCCACCACTCTTTTTTAATAATTGCTCCTTCCTCAGATGTAGGAGCTTGTTGCCATTGTGCTTGCCATTTTTGTTCGGACAAAGATGCTTTGACACCTTTTAATTCGTCTATCTTCCAAAACTCAGGCCACAGTGGTTCGTCATTCAATACTGCAGGAAACTCGACAACTTCCCATTGATCAGAATTTTCGTTAGTTTGTGCATTTAATAATTTTCCCGTAAGATCCTTTGTGGACCAACGAGTCATAACTACAACAATAGCACCGCCAGGTTGTAGACGCTGTCTTGGTCCAGAGGTATACCATTCGTATGCGTTGTCCATGGCTGTTTGTGAGAGAGCGTCTTGCTCGGAGTGAGGATCATCAATAATAAGTAAGTCAGCACCACGCCCAGTAATAGCACCACCCACACCAGCAGCAAAATACTCTCCACCAGCGTGAGTTGTAAAACGCCCCGCAGCCTTTGAGTCTTGAGATAAGCTAACAGTCGGGTATACATCTTTAAATTCTTGTTGGTCAAATAGGTTCCTCACTTTCCTACCAAAGTTATATGATAGTTCTGCTGTATGTGTAGTCTGTATTATCTTTAATTTTGGTTTTTGTCCAAGCATCCATGCAGGAAATAAATGTGAAGCAAACTCTGACTTTGTATGTCTCGGTGGCATATTAACAATTAATCTTTTTATCTTTCCACGTGAAATGTCTTCAAATTTTTGTGCAATAATTTTATGATGTGAACCTGCAATAAATTCTGGCCAAACTTTTTTTACAAAAGTAAGAAAGGTGGAACGGGACTCCTCAGCCACTTTTAATTCCATTTCTCTTAATTGATATTTTAGTACTTCCGTTGGGATTTGTTTTTGATTCATAAAAAAAGTTATATCATACTATGCGTTTGTGTAAAACTTAGACTTTACAACCGCTTGCACGACGACTGCGAAACAGGGGGTGTGGGCTGTTTTAAGACTAGATATGGTGTTTGGTCTTGGGTGTAAGTACCTAATGTTGATTGGTGAGGTATCACCTGACTGGCTGCCTGGCTGCTACCATCTCCTGCTGCATCAGGATTTCCTGGGCTGCTGGTAAGTAGACGTAAAAAAAGGGGCGAATAATTCGCCCCCTTGCCAGCCCTCGAGGGTAACTAGTGTGGTAAGTCGGTAAAGATAATTAGTATCTGCATAGCAATACAGATTAATATTAAAGGCAAAAGAACTCTCATATGTTTAACTTTTGTCTAGCCTCAGATAAAATCTTCTGCCCCCAATTCTTTAGGTACTGAGGTGCTTGAGGATCGAAGATCATTTCCTCAACCTCTGACTCTAGCCATTTATATAAAGCACGCCAATTAATATTAGTATTAGTATTGGTATTAGTATTAGCTTGAATAGTATTATCATTTCTTGTCGTTAGTCCTAACTGTTGCTCAAGAGCAACTAATCTATTTCGTAAGTCGTCGTTATTATCTGGCATTGATAACTCCTTTTTATTGTTTAGATATTCTTACTCCCACTTTATCTTATACTCAAGAAGATAAAATCTTTTTTGTGGATAACTTTTTACTTGACAACAACCCCACAGACGCATGTGCCGTGCACCGTTTCTTACTACTATAGTATCAACTGCGAAGTGATGGTCGGAATGGAATGGAGGTCAGCACGGAACTCTGCACGGGGGGTGGAACTTTACTATATATACTAGAAGCTAGAAACGAGGACAGCGATGGAATGGAAGTCAGCGTGGAACAACTCGCACGGGTGGTGCAAACTTTACTATATATACTAGGAACTAGGAACGAGTGTTGTAATGGAATGGAGGGGCGAGTAGGTATCGCCCCTGTATTGTCGACTGAACTAAAGTTGACAATTAGTTATCCGCTTAGGCATTATTGGAACTAAGCGGAAATTCTGAAGTCTGCTACTTCATCAATCGTAGCTTTCTTGTTTCTTGAAACTGTTGTTTCTGATAAAGGCATAGCCTGTATCTGTTTATACTGCGTTGGTACTTTGCATTGATGATACGCAATCTCACCAAGTTTTTCTTTAACGAGTTGCGAGTCAATCTTTGCACCCAATTTTTGTGATACATGAA